GAATATATGAAGATTTACACAAACAGGAATTTGAGATTGATATTCCAAAAGATTTTGAATTTAAAACCAAGCCTTTTGCTCATCAGATTGATGGTGTAAGATTTGGATTGAATAAAAAGAAATTCTTGTTATGTGATGACCAAGGTTTAGGAAAAACAAAGCAGATTATAGACCTTGTTGGGTGTCTTGAAAAAACAGACACAATCAATAAGGTACTTATCGTTTGTGGTGTAAACTCTCTCAAATATAACTGGCAATATGAAATTGGTGTACATTCAGATGAAAAAGGATGGGTACTAGGTACACGTTTTAGAAAGACCACACGAAAGGCTTATGAAGGCTCAACAAAAGATAAACTTGACGATTTAGACAATCTTCCAGATTGCAGGTATATTATAACAAATATTGAGTCACTTAGAGCAGGAGCTAAAAAGATATCCAAAACAAAATATCATTTTCCAATTGCTGAAAAATTACAAGAATTATGTAAAAATGGAACAATCTCAGTAATTGCTTTTGATGAATGCCATAAGTCAAAAGACCCTACATCTTTACAGAGTAGGGCAATGTTATTATTATCTGCTTCATATATGTCAGCTATGAGTGGTACACCTTTGATGAACAACCCACTTGATTTATATTTCCCAATACATTGGCTAGGATATGAACAGCATAGTTTATATCAATTTAAACAACACTATTGCACATTCGGTGGATGGGGTGGTTCACAAGTTGTTGGCTATAAGAATCTTGAAGAAATAAGGGCATTAATGGAAGAAATAATGATTAGAAGATTGAAGTCAGAAGTTCTTGACTTACCTGAAAAGATTAGAAAGATTGAATATGTTGATATGACACCTAAACAGAACCAGATATATAAAGAAGTATATAATGGTGTTATGTCAGATTTACAGAAAATTAAATTCTCAAATAATCCACTTTCTATGATGATTAGATTAAGACAAGCAACTGGATGGACTGGTATTATATCTGATAAAGTGCAGGAATCTGCTAAAATGGATAGAATGATTGAATTAGTACAAGAAATTGTTGCAAGCGGACAGAAAGCTATTATTTTTAGTAACTGGGAAAGTATGACAGAAGTTGCAAAAGAGAAATTGAAATCTTATAATCCAGCTTATATCACAGGTGCAACAAAAGCAGATGAAAGAATGAAAGAAGTTGACAGGTTCCAAACTGATGATAAATGTAGAGTTATAATAGGTACTATTGGAGCAATGGGAACAGGACTTACATTGACAGCCGCACAAAATGTTATCTTTTTAGATTCGCCTTGGAATATGGCTCTTAAAGCACAGGCAGAAGATAGAGCTCATAGAATTGGTACAAAAGGAACAGTTAATATCATTACTCTTGTATGCAAAAATACCATAGATGAGCGAATTGAGGAACTTGTTGAAAAGAAAGGACAAATTGCAGATGCATTAGTAGATGGAAAAGCAAGCGTTGATGATATAAATTTCTTACTATCATAAATAAAAAATACATAAAACTATTGACATTAATAGTTTTATGTATTACAATATTAACAAAGCAACATATATATCATTTTTGGAGGATTAAAAATGAAAATTTACAAAGTATTTAAAAATTCACATAAAATATTAGCATATGTGAAAGTAAGTGAAAATGCTTGCAAAACAATATTTGATACATCATATGCCGCTCTACAATTAGTGAGGTATAATTATAATGATGATAGTATTAATGGAACACAGTTAGTTGATGTGGATGAACCACTTGAACCTGGTGTGCCTATACTTACGATATGTGCAGGAAAAAGGAGGTGATAATATGTCAGAAAAATTTTCAACAGCAAGAGCCGCACAGATACTTGATGTATCTACAAAGACCATTATTAGATGGTATAAATGGTATAATTCAAAATACTATGAGAAGCCAGTAGGTTTAGTTTTGCCCAAACCCGAAATTGATAACAGAGGTACAATGCTATTTACATTAGCTCAAGTACAAGAGTTAAAACGATTTTCTCAGTTATTAAAAACTGAATATCGTGGATGTATGGCAGAATTTAACGCTATGTATCAATGGGGAAAACGTGGTACTCAAATTTTACAGCTAGGTAAGCAATACAAGAAAAAGAAGGAGACATTAAATGAGTAGAAGAGATGGATTTGACTTGTCAAAAATCATTGATGAATATAAAGAGTCAAAAGATAAAGAAAATGCACTAAAAAAAGTAAATAATGCTCTTAGTGAGAATATTAAGGGCTATATGTATGGACATGATATGAGTTCAGCAGATTCAGAGAAATATACTGCTATATTGACAAAAACCGATACAGAATCACTAAATGAGGATTTAGCGATTGAGCTTATAAAAGAAAATCTTGAAGGTGCTTTATTAAATACAGTTATCAAAACTAAAGAATATATTGATGAAGATGCTTTGGAAAAACTTGTATTCAATGGACAGTTTGATATTAACAAACTAGCAAAAGCTAAGATAACAAAGACATCTTATACATTAAGAGTCACAAGAAGAAAGGAGTGATGATATATATGGACGGTTATAGAGAAAATTGTATAGAATGGATAACAGGTGAGGATACTATTACACTTTCAATTAGTCAAAAGAAATTCATAACTAAAATTGAGTCATTATGTAAGAAACATCCTGACAAAGCTAAAATTATAACTTATAATAATGATGGCAGTATTTTAGCTAAATTACCACTTAAAGCATTAAAGCTTTCTATAATTGAAAAAGAACTTACAGACGAACAAAGAGAAGAAATGGCACAAAAAGCCAAAAAGAGATTTCACGGAGGTAACTAAGAATGAGTAAAATTTGTAAATATGCAGGAGACCCAACAGACGAGTATTGTAAGAATTGTAATGGAATAACAATGGAAGTTGATGGCAATTCTATTCCATGTATTGAGTGTGCAGGCTACGAAGCAGGGAAAGAGGAGACAGATACTAATGAAGAGGTTATGAATCCTCCTGTTGAAGAGACAGAAGATGCATCTGTTGAGGAGACAACAAACAACGTAGAAAAATCAGTCGAAGAAGCAAGTAAAACTAAAAAGAGTAACAACAATACAGCTACTAACAAAAATGTAAAATCTACACCAAAAAACAAAGAAACAATCAACAAAAAAGAGGATAAAGCTGTTAAAGTTAAAGAAGAGAAGAAAGCTGTTGAGACAACTAATGACATCAAAGTGGTATCTATGAGATATACATCTGGTGCTACAGTTAAAAAAGGAGATAATTATTTCAAGTTTATAGCTGAGGAAGAGTGGGATGTATCACAGACAGAACAGAACATTGATGATGTAAGAGAACAGTTATGGGCTAAACTTAATGCAGAAGTAGATGCTCAGATTGAGGAATTAAATTCAATCAATTAAGTATTGTAATTTATTTATTTGTATGTTATAATAAATGTACAGCGTGAGAGACACGCAACAGCTGATATTAGGTTGGCGGACTTAATATCTGTAACAACTTAATATCAGTAATTAGATAAGTTATACATTTTGAACCGCCATTCAATTTGTATAACTTATTTTTATTTTAAGAAGGAGAATTGTATATGTCAGTTATAAGAGTAGAGAAAACTAAGAACTATACAGTTATGAGCAATTATCATTTTAAAGAAAAGGATATGTCATTAAAAGCTAAAGGGTTATTATCTTTAATGCTTTCACTTCCTGATAACTGGGATTACTCAATAGCTGGATTAGTTGCCATTTGCAAAGAAAATGAAACTGCTATTAAATCAGCTTTGAAAGAGTTACAACAATTCGGTTATGTTAAAATTGATAAAATAATGCCTGATAAGACAGAATCAGGTAGAATTGAATATGTTTACAATATATATGAGAAACCAAAACAAGAAGGTAAAAAACAAGGTGTAGAAAATCTACCCATAGAAATTCAACGTGTAGAAAAGCACGTACAATTAAATACTAATAAATTAAATACTAATAAATTAAGTATTAAAGATAATATAAAGAAAAATTCTAAAAAGAAAACTAAGATTGATATTAGAATCGAATCTATAGAAAAGAAATGTTTAGAATATGATTTAACAGATGAAGTTATAGAACTTTTAAGTAGATTCTTTAGAAATCTTTTAGAAAACCATAAAATGGTTACAGATGATAAAGTAAATGCTATTTTAACAAGATTAGCAAGTGTAACTACAAAAACTCAGATAAATGCTATTCAGCTATCTCTTGATAATGGATATATGAATATAGACCCAGATTGGTTAAAGTCAAACTCATCAAATCGGTTACCTCAGGAGTTAATATTAAATGGCACCACAACAGATGAGGGTAGAGAAAATTATCGTAACTTGATAAAAAATAATGACCCGAGCATAAAGCATTTTTAGGAGGAAGAATATATGTATATAATATCGGATAAAAATATAGCTTACATGAAAGATTGTGTACTTCATAGCTTGCCACATGAACCTATTGGTATACACCAGAAAGATATATCCAATAACACTGGGTTCAATACAAGAGATGTAAGGCATATTATTCAGTGGCTTAGAGATGATGGCTATGCAATATGTGGCACACCTAATGATGGGTACTGGATAGCCCAAACCAGTTTTGAGTTAAACGATACAATAGCTAAAATGAGGTCTCATATAGAACAGAGCATGGATACATTGGATGCACTCATTGAAGCACAAAAAAGATTAGAGATAAAAGAGGGGTTGAGATGAACATACAAGATTGTTGGTATCAGCGGAAATGCACTAATAAATGTAGTGAAAATTGCTTAAGGTATAAATTAATGTATGCACTATTTAGACAGTCTCAATTACCCGAATCTTTATGGAAATACAAAGATTTAACAGCTTGTGATAATGGGGATGTCCAGTCATTTATGAAACTTAAAGACATCAGTGATAATATCTTAGATTTTATTAATAATGGAAATAATCTATATATTTATTCTTGTAACTGTGGTAATGGGAAAACAAGCTGGGCAATTAGATTGATGTACTCCTATTTTGATAACATATGGCATAAGTCTTGTTTAGATTGCAAAGCATTATTTATAAGTGTACCTAAGTTCTTATATAATTGCAAACGTTCTATATCACAAGATGTAAAAGGCTTTGAGGAATTATGCAATCTTATTAGTGAAGTTGATTTGGTAATCTGGGATGATATAGGAGAACTTGCAGTATCGGGTTATGAACATCAAATACTTTTTCAGTACATTGATGATAGAATTAATGCAGGAAAAAGCAACATCTATACAAGCAATAAAGATAAAGAACAGCTCGAAAACGTGTTAGGTGATAGATTAGTTAGTAGAATATATAATTGCTCTACTGCTATCAAATTCATAGAGGAAGATAAAAGAGGTGTACATTAATGGTAGAACTGCAAATAATAAATAAAGTGCTGAAAGACAAAGATACATCTCTTTTAGATTTAAACGATATAACAAGAGATTATTTCAATCAGTATCAAGAAGAATATGACTACATCATGGAACACAAACAGGAATATGGAAATGTTCCAGATTTAGAAACATTTATAGCAAAGTTTCAGGATTTTGATGTGGTCAATGTATCAGAAAGCACAGAATATCTTGTTAATACATTTAGAGAAGAATATCTATATTCCCAGTCCGTCCCAGTGCTTACAAAGATGGCGGAACTATTACAGACAGATGCCTATGAAGCTGTAGATTATTTGAAATCAAAAATACCTGAATTGAAGATTGCTGGTGCAGTAAAAGGTACTGACATTATATCACAAGCAAAAGAAAGACTTGAGGAATGGAAACAAACAAAAGATAATCAAGATACCCACTTTATAGCAAGCGGATTTGAAGAGATAGATACAGATTTAGGTGGATGGCATAAAGGTGAGGAACTTGTAGTTTTATTTGCACGAACTGGTCAAGGTAAATCATGGGTGCTTATAAAAATGCTAGAACATGCATGGAAAGTATATCATGCAAAAGTAGGACTTTTAGAACCTGAGATGTCGGCAAATAAAACAGGATATAGATTTGATACAGTACATCAGCATATATCTTCACAAGCATTATATCGTGGGGAAGATGTACAAGGTTATGAGAAATATATAAATAAGTTGGTTGATAATGAAACACCATTCTATGTTGCACACCCTAGAGATTTTCAAAAGAAAGTAACTGTATCAAAGTTAAAAAGTTGGTGTGAATCAAATAAGTTAGATATACTTGCAATTGATGGTATCTCTTATTTACAGGATGAACGAGGAAAAAGAGGAGATAATAAGACCACACAGTTGACGAATATATCCGAAGATTTAATGCAACTAAGTATTGATTTAAAAATACCAGTTTTAGTTGTTGTGCAGTCAAACAGAGAAGGAACAATAAATGAAGATTTACAACTTGAAAATATAAGAGATTCAGATGGAATAGCTTATAATGCTTCAATCGTTCTTTCAATTCAACAAAAAGAAGAAGGCTTGCAAATACAGAATGTAAAAGCAAGAAATTCAAAAGTTGGAATTAAATGGGTGTATGCTTGGGATACAGATAGAGGTACTTTTGATTACATCCCTAATCCTGAAAAAGGAAAAGAAGATGAAGAAAAAAGTGAAGATTTAAGAAGAAGATATCACGATAAAGAAGAGGAGGAATATTAGATGCAAAAACCTATAATGATACAGGATGATTTCATGGGAGATTTTTATTTGGGTTGTCCAAAATGTAAAGAAGTAATTCATTTTCCATTGATAAATCCTACACAGAATAAACCTAAAAAATGTTACAAATGTGGAGAAGAATTTGATTGAACAGATATAAAGATGTGAAAGAGGTGAGGGTTTTTGATAAAACTACAAGATACTATTATACAAGCATCTACTGAGGATGTTATAAACACATTAAGATTTGATTTAGCACAAAAAGGACTTAACAGATTTGCTGTTGTGCGACCTAATGGAGAAAATTTGCAGTCAAATTGTCCTTTTCACAAGAATGGACAAGAACGAAAGCCATCTTTTGGTGTAAATGGTGAGATTGATAAATGTCATTGTTTCTCATGTGGCTGGGCTGGTACAATAGAAGAAATGATATCCGAATTATATGGGTATCAAGATGAAGGAAAGTTTGGAAAAAGATGGCTAATAAAAAGATTCAATACAGTAGAAATTGAAACAAGACCAAATATAATGGAGGGATTTAATGGAAGAAATACTGGCAATAATAGGAATACTTTCAATGACAGTAGTAATAGAGTTAGTGGCATTCAAAGTGATAGACATTTTATCACAGAAGAAGAATTAGACAAATATAGATATATTCATCCTTATATGTATGAAAGAAAAATGGATGATAGAGTTATTGAGATTTTTGATGTTGGTTATGATAAAGAAACCGAGTGTATCACATTTCCTATAAGAGATAAAAATGGTAATTGTTTATTCATTGCCAGACGAAGTGTAAATACAAAATTCTTTAGTTACCCGCAAGGAGTGGAAAAACCTTTATATGGTTTATACGAGTTATACCAATTAGATGAATTTCCAAAAGAAATATATATTTGTGAATCTATGATTGACGCAATAACTATATGGACTCATTGTGATAAATATGCTGTAGCTCTTAATGGTCTTGGAAATGATTTACAGTTTAGTCAATTAAATAATATGCCTAATAGAACATTTATACTAGCGACAGATAATGATTCTGCTGGTATCAAAGCTAGAATAAGACTTAAAAAATATATAACTAATAAAATTATAAAAGAAATAATATTACCATCAAATAGAAAGGATATAAACGAATGCACTTACAATGAATTTGAAAATATTAAGATAACATTTTAAGGAGAAATAATATGCAAGAAATTTGGAAAGATATTGAAGGTTATGAAGGACTATATCAGGTTAGTAATTTCGGAAGGGTTAAATCGTTAGACAGATATGTTTTAAGGAATGAAAATACATTGTTTGTGAAGGGTATAGTGTTATCTCAGTTAAATAATAGAGGTTATTTAACTGTAAGATTATGTAATAGTGGAAAATATAAAAATTATTTTGTGCATAGACTTGTAGCTAATGCTTTTATACACAATGATAATAATTATTCTGAAATAAATCATATTGACGAAAACAAGCATAATAATCATGTTGATAATCTTGAATGATGTGATAGGAAATATAATGTTAATTATGATAGTAGAGCTGATAAATTTTCAAATTCTATGAAAGGTAAATTAGCTGGGAAAAATAATCCTAGATATGGAAAAATTGGAACTATGAATGGTAAACATCTAACCACTGAACAAAAGAATAAAATAAGAGTACAAGCATTAGGAAGAATATGGGTGCATAAAGATAAAGAAACAAAGCGAATTATGAAATATGAATTAGATAAATATATAATTGACGGTTATAGTTTGGGTAGAATATAAATGACTTGCAAGAAGAATTTTTAAATTGCAAAATTATTTTTTAAAAAACTGTTGACAAATATCTTTTTATGTATTACAATATAATCGTAAATAAGAAATACATAAAAAACAAAATACATAGAAGGAGGTAATTGATATGATAAATTTTAAAGGAATGGAATTAAAAGTAATTGAAGCAACTGCAAATGTAAATGGGGAAGAAACAGTATTGTGTGAAAAACCTAATGGAAATTATACAGTTCTTACAAGAGATTCACATAATGCACCATATAATTCATTCGCAAGAAGTTTTAAGACATTAGAGCAAGCAAAAAGACATTTTGAAAAAGTTGCATAAAAAATAATGTGAAGCGATAACACATAAAACACTAATATAGCCCTTTCGCCAAGCGGTAAGGCACGAGAGTTTGATTCTCGCATCCGTTGGTTCAAATCCAACAAGGGCTGTTATATCCTGGCAGACAAAAGTTGTAAAAAGCACCGGATATATTAAATGCGTTGATTGGGATAAGACAGAAATAAAGCTGGGAATACTGTCAAAATGGAATATAGTATAAATGGCAAGTGCGTGTATCAGCTGACAAGGCGTAGGTTCGATTCCTACTATTCCATATAGGTCAAATTTTTTATTCTTTTCTTACTGACCTTTTAAATCCAAGATAAAGGACGTTTAAGAGTGCAAGGTGTTTTTCGATATAAAACTCTATTTATATTGGAATGTAGATAATTGCGTTAAGGGCTACAGTGAATAATCTGGGGTTGGTTATTCAAAAACTAAAACAACTAACACCAATAAGAAAGGAAAAAAGAAGTATGGGAAGAATTAACTATGACGAAGTAGACAAGTATGGAAACAGTTTAGACACTGAGTTTCTAAAGCTCGAAAATGATGGAGATTGTGCTACAGTTCAATTACTTGTACATGATATGGATGATGTTGATATATTCAACTGTCACGAGGTTGAGGTTGGAAAATATGATAATGGAAATCCTAAGACAAGACCAGTTTCTTGCCTAAGAAATTATGATGACCCATTAGATGTATGTCCATTCTGTCAAGCAGGACTTAAAACAAAAGTCATTATGATGTTATCAATGGTTGACCAGCAGGACGGAAAGATTAAGATTTGGAATCGTGGAAAGACATTTATTCCAAAGATTAAGAATTTTATAAATCGTTGGGGAGATATGACAGAGCGACCAGTAGACATTATAAGAAATGGTAAAAAAGGAGATAAGAAAACAACTTATGATATACAGTTATCACCTGGAGAGCCTATTGATGTATCACAGTATGAAAAGCCTGAGTTTTTAGGTGGTTATATTATGGATAAATCGGCTGATGAAATGCAGGAGTATCTTGATACAGGAAGTTTTCCAGATGCAGATAATAATGATAATGAGGATAACACACAAGTAAGACGTAGAAACACAGAACCACTTCCATCAAGAAGAGGAGCAAGCAGAGCAACAAGCAGAAGGGCAGGTATGTAATATGAAAAAATTATTTATTAGTCAGCTAATGAAAGATAAGACAGATGAGGAAATTAAGTCAGAAAGACATAAAATTATACAGAGAGTAAAAGAAGGATATCCAAACGAGGATATAGAAGTGATTGACTCTTTCTTTGAAAATGCACCACATGATGCAAAGCCATTGTGGTTTTTGGGTAAGTCTTTGGAATTACTTTCAACTGCTGACATCGCATACCTTGCTAATGGTTGGGAAAATTATAGAGGTTGTAAGATTGAAAATCAGTGTGCCATTGCATACGGAATAGATGTAGTTGAAGATTATCATAAGTAGGAGGATTATATGGCATTATCATTTGCAAGACCAAAAAGCAATGATAAGAGTATAATCAAAAAATCTAAAACAGTAACAACAAGAACAAGTATTAGGAGCGGCGGAAATAATCTAGCCGCTCAAATACAATCTATAGTAGCTATTGCTAATCAAAAATTAGCAATTCATAAAGATGATTATATTCTTATTAGAGAACCTGACCAATTATATGAATACATGAAAGAAATGAAGCAAGTTGGAGAAGGTGCATTAGATACAGAAACAACAGGATTAAATCCGTTACTTGTAAATATAGTTGGTGGATGTATTTATACTCCAGGACAGAAAGCGGCATATATTCCAATCAATCATAAATCTTATATAACAGGTGTAAGAACTAAAGACCAGTTAGACGAACAGACCGTATCAAAAATTATGAAAGATTTTCATAATGATATTAGATGGATATTCCATAACGCAAAATTTGATATTAGAGTATGTCGAAAAACTTTAGGTATTGATATAGCACCATATTGGGATACACAGCTTGCCGCTCAATGTATAGATGAAGAAGAAAGCCACAGATTAAAGGATTTACATTTAAAATACTGCAATAGCAAAGATATAGAATCATTGACTTTTGATAGTTTATTCAAAGGAGTAACATTTGATAATATTCCTATTTCTACAGCATATTTATATGCGGCAGGTGACCCAATTAAGACATATGAATTATATGAGTATCAAAAGACATTACTCAATAGAAGAGTATTAGCGGGTCCATATAATGTATTTTGGAATATTGAAATGCCTTTGATTCCAGTTGTAGCAGATATGGAAGATAGAGGTGTATGTTTGGATTTTGATGTATGTAATAATTTACACGAAAAATATCATAAGATAAGAGAAGAAAGACAGAAGCAGGCTAATGAAGCAATAGCAATGTATAAGGATGAAATTGATAATTATAAAATGAAACATCCGGATAATAAGTTGTCAGACCCTATATCATTATCAAGTCCTACACAGCTTGCAATATTATTCTATGATATATTAGGATTAGAAAGCCCTGATAAAAAAGCACCTAGAGGAACAGGTGAAGACATTCTAAAACACTTTGCACAAGGAAAAGAAAAGAATCTATGTGAAGCTATCTTGGGAATGAGAAACGTGGAAAAATTGTTAGGAACTTATATTGATAAGATGCCAGAAATTGCTCTTAAAGATGGACGAGTACACGCAAGTTATAATCAGTATGGAGCTAAAACAGGAAGATTCAGTTCACAAGACCCTAACCTACAGAATATTCCTTCACACAATAAAGAGATTAGACAGATGTTTAAAGCTCAAGATGGTTATGTTCTTTTAGGTTCTGATTTTAGCCAACAAGAACCTATGGTTACTGCGTATTTGTCACAGGACGAGAAAATGCAGGAAGCTTTTATAAATGGAAAAGATATATATGCTACAATAGCGGCACTTGCTTTCCATAAGCCTTATGAAGAATGCAAAGAGTTTAGAGAAGATGGAACAGTAAACCCAGAAGGTAAGGAAAGACGAGGACAGGCGAAAAGCATCGTATTAGGTATATTATATGGACGACAGATTCCTTCAATTGCAGAACAGCTTGGAGTATCTACTAAGGAGGCTCAGGCTATATATGATAAGGTTATAGCTTCCTTTCCAGCTCTTGGAAAGTTCATTGAGGACTCACAGGAAATGGCAAGAACTGAGGGCTATGTGACTACAGCGTGGGGCAGAAGAAGACATTTAAAGGATATGCAGTTAGAACCATATGAATTTAGTTATAGCGGAAAAGTAACTAATTTTGACCCTCTGGCTTTTGGAAGTGAAGTATCTACAGAAGTTCCAAAGAAAGTAAAGGATAACTATACTAAACAGCTTCAAAAGGCTTTTGGTTGGAAAAAGAAAAATGATATAATTCAGAATGCTTTAGCTCAAGGAATTAAAATTAAGGATAATGGCGGGTATATATCACAGGCAGAAAGACAGTGTGTTAATGCAAGGGTTCAAGGTTCTGCCGCTGACATAACAAAGCTGGCAATGATTGCAATAAATAATGATGAAAGAATGAAAGAGCTTGATTTTCATTTGCTTATACAGGTACACGATGAAGTAATAGGCGAATGTCCTATTGAAAATGCAAAGGAAGTAGGAGAAAGACTTTCTTACCTTATGAGAACAGCTCCAACGACATTGATTAAACTTCCCTTTAAATGTGATGTTGAGATAACTAAAAATTGGTACGGCTTTGCTATAACTCCGGAAGAAATTGAAAATGCTGTAGGATTTAATCCTAACCCGCTCACAGATAATAATTAATAAAAAAAAAGAAATAATAGTTGACATTCCATATATTATGTATTACAATATAGTCAAGTTAAGAAAACAAATACATAATATATGGAGGTAATTATTATGAGCAGAGAAGATAAGTTATACTCAATGAAGGGAGATATGCTTATTGCAGAATGTGATAAGTTAGGAGTAAAAGTTAACTGCAATAAGACAAGAACTCAGCTTAAAGAGAGCAAGTCTAAGGTTATAGAGAGAATTTTAGATTTTGAAAGTGAAGTAGACAATAGTATATCTGTATTTGATGAATCAGTAGTTGAAGATAATACTGATAGTGTAGCTGATAAATCAATCAATAAAGAGTCTGAGGAATTAAAAAATAATGATGATTTAATAGCTATTTTTAAATCATTTGGGTATGATTTAACACGTACTAATAGAAAAAATGCGGAAACTTATACATTTAAAGTAGATAAAACTACTGTAGAAGTTTGTCATAATAAAAAAGGAATAACTTTATATTGTAGTAAAAATATTATTAACAATAGTATTGAAGTAGGAAAGAAATTTAAAACTACTAATGTAGATATCCATAATTTAAAAAATTATATTAAGGAGATGTGATTATGTCATTATTTGAATGTAAAAAATTAGATTATATGAATGGTGATGTTAAATATTCACGTTCAGTTTCCATACCACAGTATGAAATAAAAGGTAATAAGCCATTTATTGATGAACTATATCTAAATAAAAAAGTAGTTGATTTGTTAAAGCATATTGAGAGTTCCAATGTGACAGCGTAAGAAAAAAAGTTTTTGAAAATAGCTGCATATAGACATTATGTATTTAACTATGATAAGATAGCCGAATATTATGCTTGTGCTAGTAAGGAAATGCAAGAATTAATGGAAGAATCAGCTCTTGTTATTGTAGATATAAATGACGCTATTATGAACGGTTATGTTGTTGCCAGTAAAAAAATTGATAGTATTATAGAAAATAATGCAAGAGGTAAGAAAGATGACTGAATATAAATTTATAGTTTTTATTCTTTGTTATAATCGTCCAAATATGGTTAAGACATTAAATACTCTAAATAAGTGTAATTATGCTGGAGAGTATAAACTTATTCTCGGAAGTGATGACCCACAGCTATCAGAATATATTAAAATCTATGGAGAAAACAATATTTATATATTTAATAAGGATGATTATACATGGGTAGATAAGCAAGATACATTTGATAGAATGAACTGTGTTGTCTATGCTCGTAATGCTGTATTTGATATTGCAAAAGATTTAGGATATGAATATTTTGTAGTATTAGATGATGACTATACTGAAATTCGTTATAGATTTGAGGATAATGGAAGTCTATCATCTAAATATTGTAAAGATGCAAGTCAATTATTTAATGTTATGTTTGAACTTCTTGAATCCTCTCCTAAGATAACTTGTACAGCTCTAGCACAGACTGGTGATTATATTGGTGGATTAGGTAGTGCTTTACTTAAGGGCACTACTATACGAAAGATAATGAATAGCTGGTTTTGTTCTATTCATAAACGATTTATATTCACAGGAACAATTAATGAAGATACAACTGCTTATACAACTTTGGGTAGTCGTGGATATTTGTTTTTAACAGTGCAAAAAGCCTCTATTAATCAGGCTGATACTCAACAATTATCCGGTGGATTAACTGATATATATTTGGATTTAGGCACATATATTAAAAGTTATTATTCAGTTATGAGTTG